CAGATTGCTTTTCTTGAGCAACCTGGTCAAGGGGGTCAATTACTTGTCCCGACTTGATCTCATTATTTATCTGATCTTTCATCTCCTCAATTTCTTGCTCAGTAAAGTGCAGAAGTTGACGCATGACATAATCTTGTGAGAAGTACTTACCAACATAGAGATCTAGTTTGTCAAGAACTTCCATCTTCTTCTCCAGCATTTCAAGATCAGCAAGTTCAGCAAACTGATTATCATAAAGATAATCATACTGAATGTGCTCTTTCATATCTTCCCAATCTTCAACTGTGATTACACCTTTAAGGATTAGTTGTGTTTTAAGAAGATCGTGGAGAAGATCAGAGAACTTTTTACGGAGACGACCTACAAATTTTGTAAATTTAATTTCGTCTCTATTGATCTCTTCTGATTTACCCAGGTCAAATGACTTATCACTTTCCAATCTAGAAGGCGGAACGTTGAGTGCCTTATAGAGTTGAGTTTGGAAATACTTAATGTCAGTCAGTTCACCAAGGTTTTGTCCACCAGGCAGTGTGGTAATTTCTGTACCACGACCACCTTCACGACGAGGCAACCAGAAGTCCTCAAGCATACTCATATGCTTCTTATCATCACGGATTTCTCCAGTACTGGAGTCATATACCATCTTATTTCTATAGCGTGACATTACATCACGCAAGTATTGTTCCGCTTTGATCTTAGGAAGATTGCCAACATCAATGTAGAAGATTCTACGTTCAGGTGCTCTTGACAATCTGTAGATGACAATACTGTCCTCAAGCATTCTTAACTGATTAAGATACTTGATTGCTTTGTGCAAATAACTCAGGGTCATATTTCTACCCTGGTCTACAATACCAGACGCTACGTATGTAATAGCGTCCTTGGCAATTTTAATGCCTTGGTTGGTATTGTTTACTCCCTTGGCATTATAAACAAAAAATTCTGTGACTTTTCCGTAGTCATATTTGTTAAATTGATCCGCGTCTACCGCTGGTTTTTCTACCAGTCGTACCTTCTTAATTTTGAGGGGATCAATATAACGGAGTTCTAATAGACCCTTTGATGGATCTTCTAAATCAATAACTTTATGATAGAATAATCTGCCATCGACGTACCAACGTCTAAAAATCTGATGAGCAGATTTATCAAAATCGAGAAGGCGTTTGACATGATCAAACTCTTCCCTCATTCGGTTCTTGATCGACTCTGATACTTCTAAGTTAGACAGTTCTAATTCTACTGGACTGTCATCCTTATCAGTTACAATCGCTTCGTTTGTTACATCTTCAATGGCACTGTCCACTTCTGGAGAAAGTGCCATTTCTCTATAACGACGGATGAGATTAATCTCGTCACGCTTTTTAGTATCATCAAGATCTACATAATGACCAAACCATCCCCCGTAAGGAGTGATGGTTGAACTTGCGTCATTATCTGTAGGTGGAACAGGGGACGTGGCTGCCCTCGCCCCCTTCTTGAGATCTTCATCTTTAATTGAAAATCCAAATAATTGCGCCATTCCAAATATAGAGTAACTGGACCGTTACTCTATTTATCATCTTAATTAACCTGCAGTTGTAGAACCGATGTTTCTCAGTTTAGTGAATTCACCTTGACCTTGTTTGAAGTTCTTTTCACCAGCATCAAGATACTGATATTGGAACTCAACATCAAATTCTTCAATCTGATCGTTGCTATCATATGCAAGGTTAATTGCACCAACGCTAGTTGGCCAAGCACCGACGAGTTTGTATTCTCTCAGAACTTTGTTGTTACCACCATCTACAGCAGCAGTGCCTTTTGATTCAGGATTCTTATCCAGTTGTCTAATAGTAATATCCTGGAAGTATTGAGCAAAAGAACCTTCAGAACCAAACTCATAAGTTCCCAGTGCCTCATCAGTTTTGTTACCGATGTTGATCCACTGCTCAAACGCTGCTCTCAGATCGAAATCTGTAGTGTTATAGAAGGTTGCAGTCCAAGGTTCAAAGGTTCTGTCGCCAGGAATCTTAAGGAAGCGACCTCTGAAAGGTACTTCAATAAGTCCTTGGTTTGCTGCAGGAATCTGTGCAGATCTGCAAAGATATCTTCCTGCCTGAGCAAGTGTCGTGTTGTTTGGAAGAGTATTCCCACCCAAATCAAAAGATGCAGTTGGGAAACTAATATCTACTTGGAATAGATTGGGGCGGACCCCGCCCTGTAATCTAGCTTTAAACTCGTTAATGTTTGGCATTTGTTGTGTCTCCGTAATTTTATTTATTGTCTACAGATCATCTACCGATAATCTCGTCGAAGGAGATACCAGTTCTTGTCGCAGTAAATGTCAAGGTAATGAAATTAATCGAACGTGCAGGTTGGATATAAATCTCAGCGACAAATTCATTGTTGTCAACAACTACTGGAGTATTGTTTGTCTCATCACAAACAACTAAGAAATCGGTGATACCTCTTCTTGCCTGAACATCACGGAGGAATGGTTCAACAATAGATCTGAAGATGTTTCTTGTGGTTTCATCGTTGATTTCAAAGAGTTGTGCTTTTGCTGCCTGCTCAATTGCCTTCTCGACAACCAGGAACAACTTACGAACGTTGATTCTATCAAACGCAGATGGGTTGGAAAGTGCGGTCTTATCTCCGAAGAGAACTGCACCCTGACCAGGGAATGTTGCGATTGGGTTTACTCTGTTTGCATAGAGTTCATCTCTGTCTGACTTACCTGGGTTCCAAGCAAGTTTTGCCAGATTGCGAATACCACCTCTAGAGAAACCAGCAGGTGAGAACCATGGTTCGTTTCTAATAGCAGTGTCTGCTACCAGACCAGCAACGTCGGTGTTGCAAGGGATGTAACGATATACATCGTTCCAACGATCATAGACGTACTTATAATTTCCATCAATAACCAGATATGAATTACTTCCTACTGAAGCATAGAACGATTTGATGTTCTTAGTGATGTCAGCATTAGAAAGTGCAGTACCACTCTCAGAAATAATATTTCCTTTGTGTGGAGAACCAAATGCAATACAATCTTTTCTATCTGCAGCAATAGTAGCAATATGCGACAGTTTTGCTCTAGTATCTGTTTCTGAGACCAGACCAGGACCCATGATCAGATAATCAAGAGAAATGTTGTCAGTGTCAGAGAATAATGAATATCCAGAATTTAAATCTCCAACGGAAACATCAAACTCTCCACTACTAAGAAGATCATAGTCAGCACCACCTGTCAGTGAGTAGGATTTAGAACCAGCAGGTTCAAAATCTGCAGTTTTTGTTGCATATGTATATGCGGTGTCACCAACATAGACATATTCACTACCACCAGAAACAATTTTCTTGTAGTAGTTAGATCCGCCTTGTGGACCTCTAGCATCATGTGCTTTAGACAGATACGTAAATGCTTCAAGAACTGAATTCTTTGCACCTGAGATTAAACCATCCTCATCGATGATAGCAACGTGTACACTATCGTAAGCATACTTATCATTGAATGACTCAGCATCATCTGAAGTACCTGGTCTTGCTGCGATTGAGTTCCACTTTACACCAGAACCAGCATACAGTTCTTTATTCAGATACCACTCAGAACCGTCATCAACACCACCACTTGCCTTCAGTACATATGCTTGACCGCCAATTGTTACTGAATCAGCATCTGCAAACTTCTGTGCCATTGATGGCCAAGAAACATATGCATCATTATTTGTGCTATCAACGATAACAACGTGAACAACTAAGTTGCCATCAGAACCCGTAGAGGTATCAATAACTTTGCCCTTCTTAGCACCAGAGGTAACAAACTCTCCAACGGCAGGTGCAGCAGGTGCAGTTGTTAAGTAAAGTGATTGCTCAGGACCACGGTCAACACTACAAACTCTTAAAGAGTTGCCCCCGGCACCTGCAGATCTAGAAGCGTACAACCAACCACTGGTGTTACCAGAGTAAGATGCATCATAAACTTCTTGTCTCGTAATCTTGATAGGATCAGCAGCAATTGTTGCTGTTGCCAGAGCGGTTGTACCAGGAATTGGAATAACTGGAGTAACACCAGTGAAACTTGAGTAGTTACCGAAATCTGCGTTATCTGCAACGTTGACTCCTGTAACTTCTCCACTAGCATTTACAACCAAAGTTCCAGTGAAAGTTGCACCACCAACAGTAGTACCACCAGAAACGTTAACTGTGTAAGTTCCAGCAGGATCGTAGTTAGTACCAGCAGAAGTAATAGTAACAACAACACCAGTTGGATCTGCTACTGACAAAGTTGGAGCAGAGGTGTAACCAGTACCGCCCGAAAGTGCAATCGAAGTGATTTGTCCATTGGTTACTGTAGCAACAGCAGTACCGCCATTACCGCCACCACCAGAAACGGTGATTGCAGGAACAGAAGAGTATCCAGAACCAGCAGCAGTAATGGTTGCTGTGCCAGTTAATGCACCACCATCAAGGTTACCAGCAGCAGCAGTTGCAGTTGCAGTTGTGCCTTGAGCAGCAGTTGCAAGTGCAGTTGAACCAACAGGATCGATAGTTACAGTTGGAGCAGAAGTATAACCGCTACCAGTGTTTGTAATGTTGACCGAAGTTACTTTGCCATTTGCATCAATCAATGCAGTTGCTTCAGCGCCTTGTCCGCCACCACCAGTGAAACTAACAGTAGGAGCACTTACGTACTTACCATTTGTTGCTGCGTTAGTAACAGTGATTGCACTGAGAGAGTTACCGACTCTTGCAACTGAGTTGAACAGTTCAGTAGCATCAGTTCTGACTACTGAGAGAGTTCCTCCGTAATTGAGGAAGTTAGTTGCTGACAACCAATAATCAGCATTTGCTGCGCTTGGTTCACCAAAAGTGGTAAGTAAATCTGTTTCGTTGGAGACAGTGACTGCTTCTCCAATAGGTCCTTTGAGGAATGGTGCGGCAAAACCAGCAATATTTGCGTTAGTAATATCAGCTCTGCCGTTTGTTAGGTCTTTCTCCCTAACAACAACCCCAGGTGAGCGTAAAACTACCATGTTTATCTCCTAGAAATGTGTCATATTTTCTAAAAGTATTTATTATTTTGACACCTTTCAGGGGGAAAACACTGCATGAACCCTCTACCAGTCAGGGTATTGCCAATTTCCTACATCATACTTCTTTCTTCTATTATTAGATACTCTTCTCTTCGTACATTGCTTACATTCATAAGAATATGCAGATGGCAATCCTTTACTATTTTTACGTATCAGATAAAAATCAGTAAGTAAATCTTTTTTTGCATGACATGATCTGCATATTCTCTCATTAAAAAGAAGATGACTTAGATCAAACTCATCTTCAAATTCCATCACCTATACTCCCACATATAATTAAGTTCTCCATACTCACTTCCACTATCCATAAACTTACCAGTTCCATCTTCTGCAATGTACCAAACATTACCTTCAGTATCTATCGATTCATAATCTGTTAAACCATCATCAATAAAACCAAATGGTGCCATGTCTTGCTCAATCTGATTTTTTTGCTCATCATATAATCTCTTACGAACATCATTGTCCGTCATCTCTTTAAAATAATCTTGTGCAACCAACCATGCAAAGATAACCAAACACATTGCAAGGTCATCATTACAACCCTCCTCTGCTTCAAAGGATTGTTTCTTTTGAATAAAGGTGGTTAATTCTGAGATGATATCATAATCATTAACAAGTAGTTTGTCTGCTTCGATCAATTGCTTTAAGTTAGAGCAACCAATTTTCTTAACTGTTGTACTTGTCTTAACTCCAAGTTGAGTTTTAGATCCAGAGAATCCCTGACCAACTAATTGACCAGCACGACCTCTCATAGCACACATGAGAAGATTCTCATTCTCCAGATCATATTGGAGGATAGATGCTACTTGATCTCCAATATCATTAACCTCAACAAGGATAAATGCTTTGTTATAATTGATAGCAACCTGGTGAATAATGTTTGGGAACAACATTGGTTTGATCTCATTATTCCTATAGACACCTACAACTTTATATGGTACAGTGGTAATATCATATAGAATAAAAGCAGAGTAGTCATTATTAGTACCACGTGAAACGTCAACAGTCATGAGATACTCATGATCTGGAATAGGGTTCTCGTATATCTTTAATCCTTTACTGCTCGACAGAGGTTCATCTTACGACATAGACCTCAACTTTGCAGCGGAGATCAATGTATCAACCGATCCTAAGAACTCACACTCAAACTCTTGTGTGAACTGTCGTAGAGATGTGTTGGCAATCGTTTGTTCTTTCCAGTTCTCGTCCCTACCAGGAACTTGAGACCAGTGAACTTCTGTCGTAACATATTCGTTTCTACCAAGTTCGGCATCATGCCATAACTTGTAGAACATATTCA